CCCGCCACCCCTACATCATCCCTGCACGCAAGGCGCACTATGTCGAGGACTTCGACTTAAACGAGGTCTTCCTTGTCGAGGCTAAGGGCTACTTCACGCCCGACGACCGCAAGAAACTCCTCTTGCTCAAGGAACAGAATCCTGCCCTTGACATCCGGCTAGTGTTCCAGCGCGCCAGCAACAAGCTCCACAAGAACAGCCCCACGACCTACGGCAAATGGTGTGACGATCACGGCTTCAAATGGGCCGATGGTGGCGTCATTCCACAGGCCTGGGTCGATGAGGCTATGCAAGCAAAAGGTAAATCAGATGCAACCGACGATCATGCAGGACATTAAGCTGTTCCCCCAGACCCGCAAGGTTCTCCTTCACCTTGAGAAGCGCGGCTCTATTTCCCCGCTTGAGGCCTTCGGGACCTACGGCATTACTCGCCTCGCCGCTCGCGTCCATGAGCTTCGCAAGGCTGGGTACAGCATCGTCAAGTCCCTCAACCGGGATGAGGCCGGTAAGCCCTACGCCCGCTACAGCCTTGCCTGAACGGTCAAGCTAGGTTAGTAGTCACATCCGTTCTCGTTCCGTACTCATTGGAGACACCAATGGACGACCTTCCGATTGCCACCCTGGACGAAATCAAGCTCCCCGACACCCCCACCCGCATGACCCTGACCTACGAAGCCTTCGACGGCTACGGTATCGTCAAGAACACGCTGGTAATCGAGGGTGAGAACGCGGAGTACCTTCCCCACATCGAAAACCACTTCAAGACTTTCCTCCGTGGGGCGGGCTTCTTCGTCTAATCCAGATGGGCCAATTCCTCCGTCACGGACCCTGTGAGGCCTGTGGGTCGAAAGACGCTAAGGCCTATTACGACAACAACACGGCGACATGCTTCTCATGTCAGACGTATTTTCGATCAACGGACGAAGGAGACATGGAACAAGCCACTGAGATTGAACGGAAGCCGAAGGACTTCATCACCGGCTCGCCCCAGGACATCCCCAACCGCCGCCTTCGGGAGGCCGTGTGTGCCAAGTTCGGCTACACCATTGGGGACTACCAGGGCGAGCGTTGTCATATCGCTAACTACCGTGACCCTAAGACGGGTCGCCTTGTGGCACAGAAGATTCGCCGCAAGGACAAGAAGTTCACCATGCTGGGTGATGGTAAGGGTGCCCCGTTCTTCGGGCAGCACCTTTATCACGGGGGCAAGTCCCTGGTAATCACCGAAGGCGAGATTGACGCCCTCTCCATTGCTCAAGTCATGGGCGAGGGTAAGTGGCCGGTTGTATCGCTCCCCAACGGGGCTCAATCGGCTAAGAACGTCGTGGAAGCGCAATACGAATGGCTCGACTCCTTTGAGCAAATCATTCTGTGCTTCGATCAAGACGAGCCCGGTCGGAAGGCAACGGAGGAGGTTCTACCACTCCTGCCCCCCGGCAAGGCCTACGTGATGACCCTTCCCCACAAGGACGCCAACGAGACCCTGATTGAGGCCGGGGGCGAGGCCATCACGCAAGCCTTCTGGAACAAGCAGCCCTGGAAGCCCGATGGCGTCCGCTCGGCTCTTGAGCTTCGGGAGGCCGTCCTGAACCCCAAGAAGGTCCCCACCATCCCTTACCGCTGGTCGGGCTTTAACGACCGCCTTGGGGGGCTCCGAGAGGGCGAGCTAGTGACCCTCACGGCAGGGTCGGGCATCGGCAAGTCCACCGTGGCCCGTGAGTTGGCCTACCACCTGGGCATGAAGCACGAACAACGTGTCGGCCTCATGTTCCTTGAGGAGTCCAACGCCCGCACCATGGAAGGCCTTATGTCCATCGACATGGATCACAACCTTGTCACGCGACGCGATGAGGCCGACGCCAAGGCCCTGGCCCAATCCTTCGACCGCATCGCCAACACCGAACGGTTCTATCTCTGGGACCACTTCGGCTCCAACGACGTGGACGACGTGATCGCCAAGCTTCGCTACATGGTGAAGGCCCTGGGGTGCCGTTGGCTGTTCCTCGACCACCTGAGCATCCTTGTCTCGGGGATCGAGACCGGCGACGAGCGTAAGACCATCGACGTTGCCATGACCAAGCTGCGGACATTCGTTTCCGAGACGAACGCGGGGCTTGTCCTTATCTCGCACCTGAAGCGCCCCTCGGGCGACAAGGGCCATGAGGATGGCGCTGCGGTCCACCTTGGGCAGCTCCGGGGCTCCCACAGCATCGCTCAACTGAGTGACGCCGTGATCGGGTTCCAGAAGTCAGAGGATAACGACCAAGGGATCGAACCCGTGGTCCTGAAGAACCGATGGTCGGGCAATACGGGCTCCTGTGGGGTCCTGTATTACGACCGCGACACGTCACGTCTAGCGGAGGGCTTCTGCTGACCAAACACATAGCAA